TCTGCTAACACATTAAGTTTGTACTATGATGTTAAAGAGAACAGAGCAGTGTTTCCTATTGTACATGACAATAAGATTGTTGATGGTGCAGGTCGTGCATTAGGTCAAAATATACCTAAATGGAAGCGATATGGAAAAAACAACTTGCCTTATTCTCAAGGACATGGTACAACTGCTATTGTTGTTGAGGATTGTGTTAGTGCAGCTGTGGTTGCTTCTGACACACGGAAGGGGATAGCTGTGCTAGGAACATCATTATTGGAATCACACAAGCAATATCTATCACAGTTCTCAACAGCAATTATTGCCTTAGACCCTGACGCACTAGAGAAGATAATGCAGTTTGCGAAAGAGTTACGTAACTACGTTAAACAAGTAAAGGTACTTAGATTGAAAGATGATTTAAAGTACAGAAACGAAGAAGACTTAAATAACTTATATTTCCTAACCCCGAAGGAGTAAAATATGGAACTATCCCTAATACGAAGTTTAATGGACAAAGCATTCTATGATGAGCATAGAGGTGCTAAATGTCCAGACAGATTATTCAGCAAAGATGTAAGGAAGATTAAACAAGCACTAGATAGTGCAATGACTACTTACGAAAGAACAGTAACACCTGATGAGATTGAAGCATTATTTATGTCAAACAATCCATCTATGACTACTGCACAAAAGCAAGCATACTCATCTTTGTTCAATGGAATTAAACGAGAACAACCGATGGGAGAAGACGTTGCACAAGAAGTATTGTCTAAACTATTTCAGCAAGTTGTTGGCGAAGACATTGCTAATCTTGGCTTTGATTACGTCAATGGTGCTCAATCTACACTTGAACCTCTTCGTAATATTTTGGAGCAGTATGGTGATGATTTTACTCCTAATCTAAATATACAATGGGAAGACATAAGCATTGATGCTCTGTTATCCAAGAATGATTTAGAGGCTAGATGGAACTTTGGTATACCTAGTTTGACTAGAGTAGTTGAAGGTGTAAATGCTGGGCATCTCATTGAAGTAGGTGCTAGACCTAACACAGGTAAGACATCCTTTCATGCTAGTCTGATTGCATCCCCGGGTGGCTTTGCTCATCAAGGTGCTAGATGTATTATCCTATGTAATGAGGAAGGTCCTCACAGAGTTGGAGCAAGATACTTGACAGCAGCTACGGGTATGACAATGCATCAAGTCAAAGAGAATCCACAGAAAGCACAAGAGTTGTACAGCCCAGTGCGAAAGCATATAGATATCAAAGATGCATCTAATCGTGATATGGCTTGGGTAGAGAGTGTATGTAAATCATACAAGCCTGACATTGTGGTCTTGGATATGGGAGACAAGTTTGCTAGGACAGGTGGTTTTGCTAGACCCGATGAAGCATTAAAAGCTAATGCTATCTATGCAAGACAAATAGCTAAGTCACATAATTGTGCTATGTTTTATATGTCTCAACTATCTGCTGATGCAGAAGGTAAGGTAATACTTAATCAATCTATGATGGAAGGTTCACGTACAGGTAAAGCTGCTGAAGCAGACTTGATGGTATTGATTGCAAAGAACCCACCAATCGAAGGTCAAGAAGAAGAAGGTCCTGAGAGACATCTCAATGTTGTAAAAAACAAATTGACAGGTTGGCATGGTAATGTTACTTGTAATCTTGACTACAGAACAGCTAGGTATACAGCATGAGTATAGACAAAGAAATGAATGTATATACTAAAGAAGATATACCTAACCTTGAGTTTTGGATGGAAGAAGAAAAAAAATTAGCTGACTTGTGTGATAAAGGGAATTATCATAAAGATTATTATAGCAATAGTCACCGTAGAAAAGTTAAAAAATTTGAAAAATTAATAAAACTTATAAGCCTATGTAATGTAGTAGAAGATTATGCTAGGGGTTTAGCTTTAATAGATGGTAAATTTGTTGTTAGCATTACTAAAAACTCATGGAGAATTGTTAATAAATCTAAATGGTATAAACACAAAAAAGATTTACAGAACTTTGTAAACAATTATATATACAAGGATAAGATAGATGAAGCTAACACTTGACGTAGAAAATACTGTTACTCATAGAGATGGCAAGTTGCACCTTGACCCTTTTGAGACTAACAATAAGCTTGTCATGGTTGGGTGTCTTACAGATAAAGGCGAAGAGTATTTATTTAGAGATGACTTCACAGGTGTGCAAGAGTTATTGGATGAAGCAACCATACTTATAGGTCATAACATAGTACATGACTTAATGTGGCTATGGGAATGTAACTTAAACTATGATGGTCCTGTGTTTGATACTATGTTAGGTGAGTATGTATTACAACGTGGAATAAAAGAACCATTGTCTCTTGAAGCTTGTGCAAATAGATATGATTTAGATACCAAGAAACAAGACACTATGAAGGACTACTTTAAAAATAAAGTACCTATTGATGAGATACCAAAGCAAGAGTTGTCTGATTATTTATCTGCTGATTTAAAAGCTACACAAGAATTATCTGATGAAATATATAAAAAGTTAAATACAGTAGAGTATTCAGGTCTAATGGATACTGTCTTACTAACTAATCGTGTAGCACTAACACTAGCTAGAATATATCAGACTGGGTTTACTGTTGATGTAGATAAGTTAAATGAAGTTAGAGAAGAGTTTGAAAAAGAAAAGTCTATGATAGAGGATAGACTGAATAGGCAAGTTCATCAGCTTATGGGTGACACTCCTATTAATCTTAATAGTCCTGAACAAATGTCATGGATTATATATAGTAGAAAACCAAAAGACAAAACAACTTGGATGAATCACTTTGTTCCTTACATGAGTAAAGAAGAGTTCAAATCTAAGATAGAAGAAAACTCTGATAAGATATACAAGACAATAGCAGTTAAGTGTCAAGAATGTAATGGAACAGGTAAAATAAGAAAGGTAAAAAAGGATGGAACTCTTTATGCTAAATTACCCAACTGTATTACTTGCAATCATCTTGGCTACATTTTTACTCCTACTCAAGAAATAGCAGGTCTTAAATTTAATCCACCTAGTGTTAAGTGGGTTAGTGCAAACGGTTTTAGTGTCAACAAAAAGATGTTAGAAGTATTACAGCATGTAACCAAGAGAACAGAATCAATTAATGCATATAGTTTTCTACATGATTTACAAAGACTGTCAGCACTAGATACCTATCTATCTTCTTTTATACAAGGCATTAATACTTATATGAAACCAGATGGCAAGCTTCATGTGAGATTACTACAGCACAGAACATCTACAGGTAGATTTAGTGGTGCAGACCCTAACATGCAGAACATGCCAAGAGGGGGAACATTCCCTGTAAAGAAAGTATTTATATCACGTTGGGAAGGTGGTAAGATACTTGAAGCTGACTTTGCACAATTGGAGTTCAGAGTCGCTGCCTATTTATCACAAGATGGAGTTGCAATTGAAGAGGTCACTACTGGATTTGATGTTCACTCATATACGTCTAAAGTTATTACAGATGCGGGTCAACAGACTACTCGCCAAGATGCGAAGGCACACACCTTTGCACCACTCTACGGAGCAACAGGATTTGGAAGAACACAAGCTGAAGCAAGATACTATGAGCATTTCACAGAAAAGTATAAAGGAATCAAATCATGGCACACCCGATTGGCTTCAGAAGCTATGAACACAGGAATGATTACCACACCTTCAGGTAGGCAGTTTGCATTCCCGGATATAAGAAGACTAACAAATGGTAGTGTGACAAACTTTACGCAGATAAAGAATTATCCTGTACAATCTTTTGCTACTGCTGATATAGTACCTTTAGTTCTAATGCACATGGAAGATAAGTTTAAAACTTATAAGTCTTGTATAGTTAATAGTGTACATGATTCTGTAGTAGTGGATGTACATCCTGAAGAAATCAATCAAGTTATATATACAATAAAAGAAATAAATAATGAGTTAAAACAATTAATTGAAAATAAATTCAAAATTGATTTGAATGTGCCTTTATTATTAGAG